CCTTGTGTTACAGGCTTTCATATCGGAGGTAATCCTTTTACTAATGATGCCGTCATGCAAACGTTGACGAAGAAGGATTATGAGGAAGCACTTTCGAAATTGTCAAATATGGATGCTGTGCTGATTTCAAGTCAAGCGGCTGAAATTCCCAAGGAACAATATGGGAAAACCGTTTTGATGTCATCTGAAGTAAATCCAAAAGCGCATCATATTAGGAATCTTCCACCAGAAGCGTATGTGGAGGTTTTGGGATCTACCAAATTGCGTTCTGAACAGAAGTCACAAGTTGTGAAATCGCCATTGAGTGATCATGTAGCAGCAGTGATGGAAGTTGAGAACAAATGGGGTCCCCCTAAATTGAAGCCGAATTGGAAGGCGTATAACACCAACATTGATTATGTCGTAGATCCATCTGAACAGTTTATTCCATCACATGTGGAACGAGCACGACAAGATTGGTTGAAGCCTTTACGTCCTTTGGCTCAAGAACATGGTAGAAATGATATTGGCCGTCCATTGACTCTTCAGGAAACTATTATGGGAATCGATGGTTTGCGTTTTCTCGACGCAATTCCAATGAATACCAGTATGGGATTTCCTGTATTCGGAAAGAAGAGGGCACACTTCACTGAACGCACAGTTGATGGTAAACTAGAGCGTCAACCATCTCCAGAAATTCTTAAGGAGATGGAGAGATTGGAAAGCTGTTGGCGGAAGAACCAACGTGCTTATCCAGTAACCACTGCCACTTTGAAAGATGAACCTACTAAGGTTACAAGTGAAAAGGTCAGAGTGTTTCAAGCTGGACCTATTGCTTTTGGTATGTGGTTGCGAAGGTATTTTCTTCCCGTGTTGCGATTCTTGCAATTACATCCTTTAGTAGCAGAAAGCGCTGTGGGTGTGAATGCTTTTTCCAAAGATTGGCAAGAATTGATGAAACACGTAAAGAAGTACTCTGATAAGAGACTTCTTGGGCTGGACTATTCCAAGTATGATGTCCGTATGAATTCCCAAATTACTGTAGCAGTCATGAATTGTTTTATTGACTT